AATATGTAAATATGTAAATAATATTAATAAATAATGTAAATATGTATATAAATTAAATAAAAACCTTTCTTTTTCCGACTTTACTGGGATTAAGAATTGTAAGCGACCAACCACATTGCACTGTTTGAGTTGGGCTAAAGTCATTTCATGCCAGAACACGGGGATGAAGCTAATACCTAAAATTAGCTGACTCGGTTCGGTGCGTCAAAATTGGGTGTAACTGGAAGGGGTTACGTAAACAATGTTATAGCCACCCGATTTAACCCGCACTTACGGTAAGTTTTCATCAGGGATAATGATTATATCGGCTTTTTCATGAGCCATTTTTATTAACTGATGTCGAGGGAACTTATCGCTCTGGATAACTTGTGCTAATCATAAATTTCAACCAAGATGTACGTTGTTCCGGTCTCTAGTTGAAAGATAGTGATAAGCATAGGTGAAACTACGGGAAACCTTAGTGAAATGCATTTAATCCAATTAAAACAATTAAGTGATGTGAAAAATCGTAAACCACATGTAAAAAACCTCCGAATAATACCCAAACGGCTAATAACCATGGGTACTAAATCACGGAATCAGGTCCAACATTGCCAATGTACCGAAAGTCTGGCTTTAAGTGTTGTGCTTGGTATGATTTAAATTATTACTTCTTCTTTACAAAATACTCATATAGGTAATTTATCCTCAAAAGAAGAAACTGTTGTTACAAATTCCGATAATATTTTAGATAAAGTGACTCCATTGTTGAAGAAAACTTTAGGAAATTTCAAAAACATTTTCAAGCCCAAAGAAAATAAAATCACCGAAACACCTATTATTGAACCATTCCAACTAAGTGCTACTACTTGTTTGATAGTTAAAACCAGGAAAGTTATTGATTTGACACAAATATTTGAACCTATAGATGTTTTCTTCGAAAGACATGATAATTTTGGATTATCTTATGATGATATGGATGCTTTGATGATATTATTGCCCATCCAATGCCCTGAGATATGTACTTTACTTTATCCTGATTTTGAACCTGGTAAAAAGTTACCATATACTGAGCCATGGGAAGATGATGGCCATTTTGATGATTATGATGAATGTGTTGAATGTGTCTGGAATCAGGCTGAAAATTGTATGTATTATTGTTTTAACCATAGGGGTTGTAATGAGTGTCATGATGATTTTATATGCCAATTTTGTAATGAGGAATATGGTGATGACATTGATAAAATCAGCCATTCAAATGATGGTTATAATATTCGAGATAAATTAGAACATGTTAATGTTGATTCTGATCATTGTTACTATTGTGATCCGGAAGCAGGATATTATTGCGAAGAGCATGCAGATGATATGGTTATAGACCCTTTGGAATTTGATAATTTAGATAATCATAAAAAGAACCCAGATGCTCTAGTTGAAGATGATATTATTATACCCGATGACCATATCGATAAAATCATGCGAGATGACCCAATAGTTGAAAGCGTTGATATTTCCAAAACGTCCACGTCAAAATCACAATCATTCGTTGACGATTTTATAAATTATGATTCGTTTACTAATTATTCTTCTGATAGCATAGATTATAGTGTTTATTCCGGAATGTTTGGTGATGGTATTAGCTTAGATGAAAGTGGAAATAATCAATATTCAGGTGAGACTCACACTACACATGATAGCTTGGATCGGAACCAAATTATACATAAACCAAGGTGGGTTAAGAAAGGAGATAATAATAAAAATTTAATGAGATCAGGACCCAAACAGCGAGGCGCTATGCGGTGTAATCAACAACCCAAGAAATCTAGGAAACGTAAGCATGATGAGAAAACTATTGCTTCACTTAGAGCTAAGAAGAGACGCGATAAGATTGAAGAAGGTGGAGTGTGGAAGAAACATGGCTCCACTCGTGGAGCTGAGCAAGATGCTCTTTTAAGTAATGCTTTTGCTGAGATGCGTGATCAGGAGTTTGCAGATAAAGAAGCAAAAATTGAAATGCTTGAGGTTGAATATGATAATTTAATGATGCCAAATATTAATTCCGAATTTTATGAGAATGCCTACAAGGAACGTGAATATTACCTCAAAAATATTGAAGATGAAAAGAAAAAGAAAGACAAGAAAACTTACCAAAAACAAGAAATTAATGTGAATCTACATTTGAAGGAATATCTCGATGAGTGGAAATTAAGTGATTATTTTTCTTTTGCTCGAACTAGTTCTATAGTTGATGACTTGTCGGTTGTTGAGAAATTTATTAAGGACAATATAGATAATGATGAACTTGTTAAATCTACAGTCAATGCTATTGGAGAGGAAGTTAATCGTAAACCAAATTTGGCAGATAAATGTTCTAAGTTTTTGCAAGATTTAATTATGAAAATTAAGCCTATCGCGTTGGCATTTGACAGCGTGCACGATATTAAATTAGGGGTAGACGTTTTGAAAGAAGAATTTGAAGTTGAACTTAAAGATGCAATTCCTTATGATCTTCTGTCTGATGAGTATGGTAACCACATGACTGATGTTAGAGATGACCATGCAAGGCGAGGTGACATGATACATAGAGATCCATTGTTGAGACACTTCTCCATTAAGAGGATTGATAGAACAAAAATTATACCACAACAAGTTGATTATGATGGTATAATATCTGCTGAGTTATTGTTTCAGTTGCTTGCGCCTTCTGTTGTTAGTATAGGTGCATCTGAGGAAGTTGTTTTATCAAAAATGCAACACTTGGCTGGTAATATTCATACAATTAATCTACCAAAATTTGCTATAATTAAATATGGAACCAATATCGTAGAAGATACCTTATTAGTAGCTAGAGCTATTTTTAAAACCCGGCGCCGCGTTAGCACTGCGTTGGGTTTTCCCGTGTCTCCACAATAAGTGAAACGCGGTGTGTTGTATATGGATATAGGGCGTCAGAGCAAGACTTACCTGTATTTGGGGCAATTAAAGATAATGTCATTATTAAATCTAATGAGCTTATCCCCCATCAACCAAACCTTAGACCGCCAGTTAAGGTGTCCTTAGGTTGCCATATACTTGGCGTTTCGATGCCACATGTCGATCACACAGACATGCACACTGTTATTGCTGGAGTAAAGAAGCGATTTGCCTGTAAACCACCTGATCCAGAACAGGAAATACTTCTTCGTTTAAAGACTTTTGTTTACCTATGGTGTTGCACTAATTTAACACCATTATCACCCACAACTGATTTGTCTGTTGAAAATTGGTTGGAGAAAACGACTTATTCTCGCACTCGCAAGAATGAATTATTGCGTAAATGGGCAGAGTGTGGTGGTGTGCTTAAGAAAAAGCATTATAATGTTAAATCATTCGTTAAGGATGAATCCTATCCTGAATATAAACATGCTCGCTGGATAAACTCTCGAACTGATGAATTTAAATGTGCTGTTGGTCCAACTTTTAAAGCAATAGAAAAAGAGGTTTTTGAATCAACATTTTTCATAAAGAAAATACCAGTCAAAGACAGGGCTAGGTATATACACTCGAATGTGTATCGGCTGGGTGCTAAGTACATTTGTACCGATTACACTGCTTTTGAATCTCATTTTACCGCCGAATTATTTGAATCTTGTGAGTTCGTTTTATATGATTACATGACTATGCATCTTCCAAATAGAGATCAATTTTATTACTATATGCGTCATGTCATTGCAGGCATGAATAAATGCATTTCAAAGTTAGTTACAGTTACAGTTCCTGCTACTAGAATGTCTGGAGAAATGTGCACTTCATTGGGTAATGGATTTTCTAATTTAATGTTCATGTTATTTTTATGTAAGGAGAAAGGATGCACCAACGTTGCAGGTGTCATTGAAGGAGATGATGGGCTTTTTGTTATGGATGGACCACACCCAACATCTGCTGATTTTTTGAGATTAGGGTTAACTATCAAAATGCAAGTCTTTGATGATCTTGCTAAAGCCTCCTTTTGTGGTTTGGTTTTTAGTACGGAAGATTTAATTAATATAGCTGATCCCATTAAGATATTGGCTCAGACTGGTTTTACATCACAACAATATGTTTTCTCAAAATCTAAAGTCCTTCGTGGACTCCTTAAGGCAAAGGCCTTTTCACTGCTATACCAATACCCTGGATGCCCCATAATTTCATCATTTGCAAAATATTTATTACGGGTATTGGCTAATGATTATGTTTATTTTAGAAAATCCTCTATTGGTGATTATGTTGACATTTTCCAGCGTGAGGCATTTACTTTTTACCAAACTCATGCAGATGTATTGAATGTTGAAACTGGAATGGCAACTAGAATGTTGATGGAACAGACTTTTGGAGTTAGCATTGCTCAACAAATGCATCTTGAAAATTATTTTGATAATTTATTGACAATTCAAGTATTAAGCGATGCTACATTATTATCACTAATACCATTGGTTTGGATATCCTATGCCAATGAATATCTAAGGGATGCTCCCTTGGATCCTTATTTGATCTCTCATTATTTTGACTAATAACCTTGGCTTATCCATGTTTCCTTGTGTGAAAGGAATTGCTCCATGGACATGCCATTGCATCCGCAGAAACAGCGGCTAAACAAATCCGAACGTTTGTCGTAACAAGCAG